TTTGAATTGTGGGCAGATTGGGGCGGCCAACACGATGCAAATAATATTCTTAATGGAAAAGTCATAGGCGAATTTATCTGTGATTATGTTCTTGGGCATTGCGAAATGACAAATGCCGACATAGCAGAAATGCAGAGTTGTGTTCCGAGAGAGGATATCTTGAAATATTCCAATGGCAAAGAGGTTAAAGGCTGGCACATATCCGATCTCGTTATCTATGACAAGCCGAAAGAGTTGGGCAATTTCCGTGTGCCATGCCGAGAGTATGACAAGGAACGGCCTCGCTGTGGTGACTGTGAGTATTACTATTCGGAAAGCAATGAATGTGTTGGCTTTTATGAAGAATGTCGGTGTGACGGGATGAAGCACATCGAAAGACCACCGCAATCATGGTGCTATGTGGAGGAGGTGAGCGGCAATGATTAAAGACAGCGGAAACCGCCGCGAGTTTAACAGCGGCGCGGTGCGTGACATCGTGGACGGGAAAGGCAGATGCGATTTACTGCCTTTGGATATTGTCGCAAAATGTATGAAAGATGCCATTATCGAGTATTTGGCCTCATTTGCGGAAAATGGAGAAATAAACACAATCGAGGTCGCTGTGTGGCAATTTTGCACCTGCCATTTCGACGGCATCGAAAGCGGGATGCTGGAGGTTGCGAAACACTTTGAAGAGGGCGCGAAAAAGTACGGAGACCGAAATTGGGAAAAAGGCATCCCGACGCATTGCTATTTCGACAGCGCACTACGGCACTACCTCAAATGGCGGCGCGGAGATAAAGACGAGCCGCACGACAGGGCTTTCGTATGGAATCTTATGTGTATGCTGTGGACGATAAAGCACCGGCAGGAATGCATCGATTTTCCTTTGTGCATGGTTGAGCAAACGACGACCGCCAACATTGACGAAAAAAACATTGCGCTCGGTGTAATAGCGGCGGACCTTGCCGACACGCTGAAAAAGCGCAAGGAGATAAGGGAGGATCAAGTATGAGCAAAAGAGAGCGAGCCTATAAAAAATGTGTATGCGGAAAAATAACCTACGGCGGCGTTTATTGCGGCGATTGCCTTATGAAAATGAGGCTATGGCGTGAGGTTTTGGCACTCGTACTCGGTTGCAAGAGATCGGAGGTCGAACAAAAACAAAAGGATTACCTGGCGAAAAAAGAAAAACAAAAGTGAGGTGTTTATGCGTGGATGTCATGGATTGGCTCGGAAAGACCGAGGAAATACAATCGGAGATCGAGGCGGCAAAGGCAGAGCGGGGAAAATACCTTTCCATTGCCGCAAAGACCACGGCCGGAATGGACGGGATGCCACACGGAACGGGCGTGAGCGATAAAGTCGGAAAGGGTGCTGTTGACATGGCCACCCTATCCGCCGAAATTGCCACCTTAGAGCAAAGATTAGCAGAACACAATAAACAAGTCAAGGAACGGCTAAAGATGCTCCCTGTAAATGAATTTGGCGTCCTATATAGGCGATATGTACTCTTGATGGGTGTCGGAGAAACTGCCGCCAGCATGAACTATTCTCGTGTGACGGTGTGGCGCATCGAGAAAAGAGCCATAAGTCGCCTAAAAAATATTATGCGTCACTAAAGTTGAAACACCATGTAACATTGATGTGTGCTATAATAGTATTGTGAAATAATATCGTAAAGCACTCGCCCTGGTTTGGGTGGGTGCTTTTTCTCGTTAAAAAAGGTAAAGAAAGGGGGATTATATTATGTTAAACCCGAAACAGGTCGAATGTATACACATGATGGTGCAAAATCCGAAAATGCGCGGCAAGGAACTTGCGGCGGCGCTTGGCGTAACGGAAAAGACGATCAGCCAATGGAAAAACAAAAATACCGAGTTTCAAAACGAATATAATACACTCGTTAGAAGCAAGATTCAATATGCCGCATCACAGGCCATTGAGAAGCAAATCGAATTATTGAAATCAAGGCGCGCAATGGTCGCACACCTGGCCGCCAAGGACATTTTGGATCGTGCCGGTATCAACCCTGTCAAAGAGGTTAAACAAGAGATCGACATGGATTTGAGCGTAAGGGTTGATTACGGCGACAAGGCGGTTGATGCCGAGTGAATATAACGGTGCAGGCAAACCCCGCTTTTCGTGAGGTTAACCGAAGCACAAAGCGCTATATTGTGATGAAAGGATCGGCTGGAAGCGGGAAAAGCGTCGACACGGCACAAAATTACATTCTCCGGCTTATGCAAGACAACGGCAGAAACCTTGTAGCCATGCGAAAATCGGACATCACAAACCGCGACAGCACTTTTGCCGAGTTGACGGGCGCAATATATCGTATGTTCGGCGACAAGGCAGAGCAATATTGGATCATAAACAAATCCCCGCTGAAATTGACTTGCCGACACAATGGAAATCAAATCATTTTTCGTGGCATGAACGACGACAAACAGCGGGAAAAGCTCAAGTCAATTACATTCCAGCGTGGGAAATTGACCGATGTATGGCTTGAGGAGGCAACAGAATTCACGCAGGCAGACCTTGAGATCATCGATGACCGTTTGCGTGGTGAGCTGCCGCCAGGACAATTTTATCAAATCCGCATGACCTTTAACCCCGTGAGCAAGAGCCATTGGATTAAAAAGGTCTTTTTTGATATTGCCGACGAAAATGTGCTGACACACCATTCGACATTCCTTAACAACCGTTTTATCGACGACGCATACCGCGCAAGAATGGAGCGTAGGCGCATTGTTGATCCCGACGGATTCCGTATATATGGCCTCGGTGAGTGGGGCGAGGTTGGCGGTCTTATTCTTTCAAATTACATTGTGGAAGATTTCAACACGTCGCCGGATCGTTTCGATTACATGGTTAACGCACAGGACTTTGGCTTCAATCATGCAAACTGTGTGGGCGAAATTGGTTTCAAGGACGGCGAATTGTATCTCTGTAAGGAATTATATGTCTTTGAGAAAGACACGGCAGAGATTATAAATATGGCCAATAAGCAGGGTTTTAATAAACTACTGACGATGTGGTGTGATTCCGCAGAGCCGGACAGAATCCAAATGTGGCGCAAGGCTGGCTATATGGCAAGACCCGTCAAGAAAGAGCCAAACAGCGTAAAGGCACAGATCGACCATTTGAAGCAGTTGAAAATCCACATTCATCCGTCATGTGTAAACACCATAAAAGAAATTCAACAATGGAAATGGCGCAAGGACGAAAAGACGAACACCTACACGGACGAGCCTGTCAATTTCTTTGACGATGCTATGGCCATGTTGAGGTATTCAATAGAGCAAGAGCGGAGAGCAAGTCCCCGCTTGAATCGTAATTTAACAGGAGGACTATAATTTGTTTCGCTTACCTAAAGATACTGAAATGACAATACCTCTGCTTGAGGAATTGCTACGAAAACACGCAAACGAGGTCACGAGCAGATTTGAGAAACTGCGAAAGGGATATATCGGCGACCACGATATACTCCACGCCCCCAAAAAAGCACCGTGGAAGCCGGACAACCGAATCGTCGTGAATTTCCCTAAGTACATTGTAGACACGATGAACGGCTTTTTTATTGGCAATCCGATCAAGATTATTGCCAAGGACGAATCCGTTGCAAAGTATGTTGAACATTTAGACCAATACAACGACCAGGACGACAACAACGCTGAACTGTCCAAAATATGCCTAACTCACGGGCGAGGATATGAGATGTATTACACCGACGAAGAAGCGGAGCAATGCATCACATATCTTTCGCCGATTGAGGCCTTTATGGTATACGACGACAGCATTGTTGAGCGGCCGATGTTCTTTGTGCGGCGCTATACCGATAATGACAACATCGAACACGGGAGCATTTCAAACGTGTACGGTGTGCGCCATTTTACCGTCACGGGTGGCCTGCGTTGGACGGACGTGGATTGGACACCTCATTATTTCAAGGGTGTTCCGGCGACGGAATACATGGCCAATGACGAGCGCATAGGTATTTTTGAGCCGATCATGTCCAATGTGAACGCATACAATAAGGCTATCTCGGAAAAGGCAAACGACGTTGACTATTTCGCCGACGCATATCTCAAGGTTTTAGGCGCACAGATTGAGGATGACGACCTCAAATTCATTCGTGACAATCGTGTTATTAACCTATACGGAGAGTTTGGCGAGGGTGGCGGCGGAATTTCCGCCGATTTCATGGATAAGCCGAACAATGACGCATCACAAGAGCATTTGATCGACCGCCTGGAGCGGCTTATTTTCCAAAATAGCATGGTCGCCAATATTTCCGACGAGAAATTCGGTACGGCATCGGGTATCGCTCTGCAATATAAACTCTTGGCCATGAATAACCTCGCAAAAACGATGATCCGCAAATTTACAAGCGGCATGAATCGTCGCTATAAGTTGCTTTTTGGCCACCCTGCAAGCAAAGTGCCTGCGGATGCTTGGCTGGATTTGGACTATCAATTCACGCCTAACATTCCGGCGAATCTTCTTGAGGAGGCGCAAATTGCGGCACAAATGGAGGGCGTAACGAGCCACAAGACGCAGCTCAAAGTATTGTCCATCGTCGATAACGTGCAAGAAGAACTCGACACCATCGAGGAAGAAAACGCACCCGACGAGAATACAATCGTGGATCGTTCTATGTTCCCGAATATGGATGATGGCGAAGCAGGCGGCGAAGATATCACCGATAATGCGGGGGGGGGCGGCACAAGTGCAGGGCAAAACACTTAACGGCGCACAGACGCAGAGCCTCATTGCCATTATGTCGCAGTATTCGGCAGGCTCTTTGACAGAGGGGCAGGCCGTAAACCTCATTTCTACCGCAATTGGCATCAGTAAGGCCGAGGCGAGAGCGCTCTTGAACGGCGAAACCGACGAATAATTGGCGGAGGTGTGACTTATGGCATTAACTGAAAGCCAAGAGAAGCAAGCCGAAAAAAACCTCCGATATTGGAAAGACCGTGAAGAAGAAGCACAACGGCGCTATATCACCGACGAAAAGGAACTCGACAAGCGGGTAAAGAAGATATACGACAATATGCTTGACGGCATACAGCGAGAGATTGATGCCTTTTACGGCCGTTATGCCGCTAAAGAGGATATATCTATCAACGAGGCAAAAAAACGCGTCAAACAGGCCGATATTGCGGCCTATGAGCGCAAGGCGGCTCGGTATGTCAAGGATAGGGACTTTTCCAAAAAGGCAAACGAGGAAATGCGCCTCTATAACGCCACAATGCGAATCAATCGGCTTGAAATGCTCAAGGCTAACATTGGCCTTGAGTTAGCGGCCGGATTTGATGAACTGGACAGACAGGCACAAGAGGCCATGCTTGACCGTGCTATGAAAGAATTTGAGCGGATGGCGGGCATTCTTGGAGAGAGCGCATGGAAGCCGGAGCAAGTCAAGGACATTGCAAAGGGCATCGTCAATGCTTCTTTCCATAATGCCACATTCTCGGACAGAATATGGATGTATCAAGATATGATGCGCTCCGATCTGTCAAAATTACTGCAAAGCGGCATGATACAGGGCAAAAATGCCCGGGTGCTTGCGAGAGAGTTACAAAAGACTATCAAAACAAGCACCTACAATGCCGAGCGGCTTATGCGTACCGAGTTAACGCGGATCAATACAGAGGTGCAAAAATCCTCTTTTGAGCGTAACGGATTCGATCAGTATATGTTCATAGTGAACGGCACTTGCTGTGATATATGCCGAGAATTGGACGGCGAGGTGTTCGATGTAAAGGACATGAAGCCAGGCAAGAACGCTCCTCCGATGCATCCGCATTGCCGATGCTCGACAGCTGCTTATGCGGATCGTGCCGAATATGACGCATGGCTCGACCATTTGAGCAATGGAGGCACGACGGAAGAGTGGAACAGGGCAAAAAAAGGCGAGAAAAGTGCGGGAAATCAAAAAAATCTCGACAAAACACTTGAAATTTCCAAAAAACATGGTAAAATAGAAGCGAAAGGGCCTGCCTTTGCTCCGTCGATAAATAAAGATACTTTCCAAAAAGCAAAGGACGGAGAAAGACACGCCGGAGTTTATAAGGACGCAACCAAAAAGACCGAGGCTGAACTTGTAAAATCTATTGCGTCACATAATAACCAAGTCAATATCCATATAGACAAAATCGAACACCCCGAAAAGTATGTTGATGATTGGCAATCAAAGACACAACAACAAAAGGACGGCCTTATAAGGAAATGGCAAAAGGACGCACAGCGCAACGCTGAACAGGCTGCGGTGGAGGCCGAGGTGTTCAAAGAAAGGTTTGGTAAAGAGCCATGAGTGATGGTGTTCTGATAGAGATTATCGAAAACATCAAAGAGGCGGCAGACGAGCGCAAAAAAGACAAGATCGATGATGTGGGATATGGAGAACTTATAGGCCTTGCCGAAAGCCTATCGATCATTCGAGATGCGTGTGCTGGGTACGACCTTAAAGCCCTTGGGCTTGACTTTGACATTGACAAAACATACCTATAAAGCGGAAAGCACCCTGCAAAAGCAAGGTGCTTTTTTCGTGCGTTTTTCGTGCATTCAGCAAGTTACAAGCAAGTTACCAGCAAGTTAAAAGAGGTGATGCGGATTGATTGAGGTTTCATTCACTCGCGGTCATATATCCATAGCGGGACACGCGGGATATGCGGCGGCGGGTCAAGACATCGTCTGCGCGGCAGTTTCGACATTGACCAATACATTTTTGCAGGCCATCGAGGAACTGACCGACGACAATATCCAATATGATATATCACCGGGGACGGTTGATATAAAACATGGGCGACTTTCAACAAAAGCAAAAGTGTTGAAAGACGCTTTTTTTATTGGCTGTCAAACGATAGCCGATGAATACCCCAATAACGTGCAAATCGTCCAAGCATTGTAAGACGGAAAACTCTATGGAAAAAAGCCAAGCGAAAGGCTCAAAAATACGGAGGAAAACAACATGAAAAAACTATTGCTCACATTGCAACACTTTGCCGACGATCCGGCAGGGGGCGACAATCCCACAGACAATCCGGCCGAAAACCACGATCAAGACGGAGCGGCGACAGATAAGTCAAAGGGAGGCAAGCCCGACAATCCGCCCAAACAGAATCCCAAGTACACGGACGACGATTTGGACAGAATCATCAACAAGAAATTTGCAGAGTGGAAACAGAAAGAGCAGCAAGCCGTTGACGAGGCGGCAAAACTCGCCAAAATGGATGCCACGCAAAAGGCCGAATATGAACGCGACCAACTGAAAAAGGAGCGTGACGAAATTGCGGCCGAGCGTGACGAGTACAAGCGCAAGGATGCCCTTGCCGAAATGACCAAGACGGCGAGAAAGATGCTCAACGACAACGGTGTTTCGGTGTCCGACGAATTGTTGGCCGTAATGGTGACAACGGATGCCGAGCAAACAAAGGCGGCCATTGACGGCTTTTCTAAAGCATTCAAGGACGCTGTGGAAAAAGCGGTCAAAGACCGCCTGCGGGGTGAGCCGCCCAAGGCTGGAACGGGTGGCGGCTCTCCCATGTCGGAAATCGACAAAAGACTCACTAAATACCAATAAAGGAGAATCAACATGAAAAGAATCATCAATTTGCAGATGTTTGCGGCTGGCGAAAACAACGGCCAGGCCGTGAGATCGTATCAGCCCGAATTCAAGAAACTGCTCCAGGCAGTTTATAAGAAACAGTCCTATTTCGGCGACTTTTTCGGCGGCGGCATTGAAGCCCTCGACGGCGTACAGCACAACGAGGTCGCTTTCTATGTAAAGACCAGCGACATTCCCGTCGTGGTTGGTACTGCCTACAATAAGGATGCCAACACCGCCATGGGTACCGGCACGGCCAAATCCGGCCGCTTTGGCGACAGAACGGAGGTTATCTATACTGATACCCCCGTCAATTATTCGTGGGAGTGGACTTTCCATGAGGGTATCGACCGCCACACCGTCAACAACAACTTTGAGGCTGCTGTTGCTGATCGCCTCGATTTGCAGGCGCAGGCTAAAACGCAGAAATTCAATGTCAAGCACTCCGAGTTTATCTCGTCTGTTGCTGGTCATTCCGAGCCTTTGGCTGACTATACCGCCGACAAGGTGCTGGCCCTGTTCAACGCCCTGTCTAAGTATTTCACCAACATTAAGGCCATCGGTGAGCGTGTTGCCAAGGTCAACTCCGACCTCTACAACGCTATTGTCGATCATCCGCTGACCACCACCGGCAAGAACTCTGCCGCTCGCATCGACGAGAACGGCATTGTGCGTTTCAAGGGCTTTCTCATTGAGGAAATCCCCGACGATGTTTTGCAGGGTACGGATGTCGCCTATGTTTACATTCGCGGCGTTGGTAAGGCTTTCACCGGCATTAACACCGCCCGCACCATCGAATCCGAGGATTTTGACGGCGTGGCTTTGCAGGGTGCTGGTAAGGCTGGCGAGTATATCCTTAAGGATAACAAAAAGGCCGTCGTTAAGGTCACCGGGGCTGGTGCTTGATGATGTATAAAGTCGTCAAGTATTTTCTCGACCTTGAGGACAACAACCACGTCTATAATGTGGGGGATGTATTCCCCCACGACGGCGCGGTTGCGTCCGACGAGCGCATCGCTGAACTGGCGGGGAGCAACAACAAGCAGGGTCAACCGTTGATCCGCATTGTTAAGGAGAAGAAAGCCCCCGCAAAGAAAAGCACGAAAACAACCGACGAGGAATAAGGAGGGCGGCCTATGCTGAATGATTTAAAAAAAATGCTCGGCATAACCGACACAAGCAAGGACGACACGCTTTCCCTCATTGTTTCGATGGCCACGGCGCGGTTGAAACGGTTGATCGGTGACATCGATCCCCCCGACAGTATGCGTGACATCATTATCGAGGTTTCTATTGCCCGATATAACCGCATCGGATCGGAGGGCTTATCGAGCCATACCGTCGACGGGGAAAGCATGGCCTTTTCCGACAATGATTTTGCCCCCTATGCCGATGATATACAGGCTTTCCTTGACGCTCAAAACAGCGGCAAAAAAGGGCGGGTGCGTTTCTTATGAGATATGACACACCCGTATATTTCCGTCGCGTCATTCATGGTGAATATGACACAAAAACGGGCGACTATGCGCCCGACACGACGGAGGAGGTTATGCAATATGCCTCTGTCACAAACACGGGCATAAGCACAAACACCCTTGTATATGGCGATTTGAAGCAGGGCAGCCTCACAATTCGCCTGCAAAATCATTTCAGCAAACCGTTTGACTTTATCCGCATCGGCGAGGGCGAGGATGCAAAGTTGTATCGCGTGGACACGGAATTCCCCCACCGCCTCAAACAATCATTCGTGGTGAGTGAGGTACACGGCCATGGCTCGAAAAGCGATTAAATTTGAGGGAATCGCCAAACTGCAAAAGGCCATTGCAAAAAACATCAAAATGGACGATGTGAAGCGTGTTATTGCGCAGAATGGTGCAGAGTTGCAACAGAAAGCGCAAGACAATGCCGACTTTAAGGGGCATTATCGCGGCAATACCTTTGTACCGCCCACGGGAAACCTCAAGGAAAAAATCATGCTTGAACTCACAGACGGAGGAATGGCCGCAGAGGTAGAACCCAAGGCGGAATACTCCGCTTATGTGGAACTCGGAACACGCTTTATGACGGCGCAACCGTATTTGAAGCCCGCCTATGAGGCGCAAATGCAACAATTCAAAAAGGACATGGACAGGCTGGTGAAATGATATGCGCGATCCACAACAGGAACTTTATACGGCATTAAAACTCGGCTTTGAATCGCTGGGGCTTGCCGTCTATGATGTCATGCCGCCCGAATCCGTCACCGATGAATTTGTCTATATGGGCGAGTTTCGGCAATCGGATGCCGCCAACAAAAGCGCAGTTTTTGGGAGCGTGTTTGCCACGATCCATGCGTGGAGCGAAACAAAGCGGCGCGGCACACTTTCGGGAATGTTACTCAAAATGAAGCAATACTCCCGACAACTGACGCACACGGACAATTTCGCATGGTCATTGCGAGATGTCAACGAAAGAATTATGACCGACACATCAACAAAAACGCCGCTTTTGCACGGCGTTTTAGAATTACAATTTACCTTTAGTTAGGAGGAACGCAAATGAAAATCAATTTACAGTTTTTCGCCGAAGCCGTACAGGGCAAGCGTATTGTGTATCTGTACCGCGTGAAAGACGATGCGGCCACCGAGAACGGCGTGGCTCTTGCTTTCGTCACCGAAAACGAGCGCACCAAATCCAAGGACAGCGAATCGACCCCCACCAAGGACGGCAATGTAAGCACTCCCGGTGCTATCGAGCAGGAAATCACCTCGACCTCCATTCTCGCCAAGGGCGATGCAATGGTGGAAAAGTTGGAAGATGCCCTCGACAACGGCAAGCTGCTTGAGATTTGGGAAGCCAACCTCGACGAACCCGCCGAGGGTGGAGCCAACAAATTCAAGGGGCGCTATTTCCAGGGCTACATCACCGAAATTAGCCGCTCGTCCTCTGCCGAGGATCATGTGGAGATTTCGACCACCTTTGCCATCAATGGTGCGGGTGTGAAAGGCGATGTCACCGTATCGGCCGATCAGCAGGCCGTTGCAAATTATGTCTTTGCTGACACCAGCAAGGCCGGCGCATAAAAAATAAAATAAACAGATAAAAGGCGGGTGCAAGACACCCGCCTTTTTTACAATCATTTGGAGGAAAAAAATAATGTTTGAACTTACTATCGACAATACCGTTTATCAGTTTTCTTTTGGTATGGGATTCATGCGTGAGATCAATAAGAAAGTCGGCGCACCCGTCGACGGGTTAAAGGATGTCAAGAAAAACATCGGCCTGCGATATACCGTTGCATCCGTCATGGACGGCGACCTTGAGGCGCTTGTCGATATTCTCGATGTGGCCAACAAGGGGCAGAATCCCCGTGTGAGCCGTGAGTTGCTCGACGCTTTCATTGACAACGACGAAACCGACATCGACGATCTGTTCGATGGGGTACTCGATTTTTTAAGGAAAACAAATGCTACCAAGAAAACGGTGGCGATGTTGGAGGAAGCGATCGAGGCGGAGAAAGCGAAGCAGGCGAACAACTAACATTCGAGGATCAATACCGAGAAATTGCGCTGAATTGTTTTCGTTATTTAGGTTTTAAGAGTTTCGCAGAGGTCGACAGGCTGACCTTGCCGGAATATGAGTTGCTTATGGAGGCGGCACGATTAAGGCAAATCGACACCGATTACCGCAACCATTTGCAGGCATTCCTCAACTTTGCCGTAAAGGCAGAGAAAAAGGCCGGTAAGCATAAGACAAAGCCCGTATATAGCAGATTCAAAAAATTCTATGATTACGAAAAGGAACTGGCCAAGGTTAAAAACCAGGGCCAAGAAAAGAGCAGATTTTCCGGCATTGGTAAGTTGTTAAAGAAAGGAGAATAAAGGATGGCTGACAGTTATTCCGTAAAGGCGATCCTGTCCGCTAAAGATAGCGGGTTTTCCTCTGTTCTCAAATCCTGTTCGAATACGCTTGACAGAATCGACAGCAAAATAAGCGGCTTGTCGTTTGGCATCTTGCAAGGTGCAGGGCAAGCCGCATTCAACGCCCTTTCGAGTGGAGTTACCGGCTTGGTTAGCGACATAAGCAATTCCAATGCCGCTTGGTCGACATTCGCAAAAAATATGCAGATTGTCGAAAAGAACGGCGGCAAACTTGAGGGCAGTATTGACGACATCAAAAAGGATTTGCAAGATTTCGCGGCAAAGACCGTTTATAGCGCATCGGATATGGCGCAGACCTATTCGCAGTTGGCTGCTGTTGGTGTAAAGGACACATCAAAACTCGTCAAGGGCTTTGGTGGCCTTGCGGCATCAGCAGAAAACCCGCAACAGGCAATGAAAACTCTATCGCAACAGGCCGTACAGATGGCGGCGAAGCCCACCGTGGCGTGGCAAGATTTCAAGTTGATGCTTGAACAAGCCCCCGCTGGTATGGCCGCCGTTGCAAAACACATGGGGATGTCTACATCCGAACTCG